TCGAGTTGGGAAACACTGTTCTCGATGCGGAAGACCTGAAGGCGTATGGTCCATTCGAGGGCGAGGCGTACCGGTCGAGGCGGACAACCGGCAATTGGACAGACTCAACGGTCAACGGCGTGCACCTGGCACCAATCATCGATGACGTGACGGCACCGAGCGGCGGCGGTGGACTGGCACTCCCAGTGGCGAGGATCATCTAATGGCGAGTCTCGGAGACTTCGACGCGGGGGCAACCCTCTATTTCAAGTTCACGACGTTTCGGCCCAGCACGGGGGCACCGTTTACGCTGGCCGGCACTCCAGCGATCAGCGTGTACAAGGACGCGAGCACGACGCAGAGCACGGCAGGGGTGACCCTCACGGCAGACTTCGACGCGGTGACCGGCCTGAATCATGTCGCGATTGACACCTCGGCCGACGGCACGTTCTACGCTGTGGGTTCGTTCTTCGATGTGGTGGTGACGACAGGCACGGTTGATTCCGTCTCCGCTGTTGGTGTGGTGGTCGGGCGGTTCACTCTGCGGAAGACGGCGTGTCTGAAGCCTACGACGGCGGGCAGAGCACTCGACGTATCGGCAGGCGGAGAGGCGGGCATCGATCTGGCGAATGTCGGGAGCCCCACGACGACGTTGAACCTGAGCGGAACGACGATCAGCACATCGCAGCAGGTGGCGAGCGTGTCGGGTGCAGTGGGCAGCGTGACAGGTTCTGTCGGATCGGTGACCGGTGCTGTCGGCAGCGTGACGGGCAATGTCGGCGGGAGTGTGGTTGGCAGTGTCGCGAGCGTAACGGGTGCCGTGGGGAGCATCGGGGCGGGTGGGATCACCTCGGCATCGTTTGCGACTGGTGCCATTGACGCGAACGCAATGAACGTCACGGGCTCCGAGTTCACCGCCATCCCTTGGAATGCGGCGTGGGATGCAGAGGTGCAGAGCGAAGTCCAAGACGCGATCGAGGTGAACCATCTCGATCATCTTCTGGCGGCCACGTATGACCCCGCGAGCAAGCCGGGTGTCGCGGATTCGCTGTTCAATGATCTGGTGCAAAACAACGGGGCGGGAGTCTCCCAGTTCACGACGATTGCCCTTGAATTGGCCCCCTCGGGCGGTGGTGGTGGAACAACAGACTGGACAGCGAACGAGCGGACGGCGATTCGATCCATCCTCGGCATCCCCACGAGCGGCACGACTCCCACCGATCCAACGGCGGGGATTCTGGACACGATCCGCGACAACACAGTCGCTATCGAGGCGGACACCGTGGACATCCAAGGCCGACTCCCTGCCGCACTTGTCAGCGGGCGGATGGATGCGTCTGTCGGGGCGATGGCGGCGAACGTGCTGACAGCATCGGCACTGGCAACGGATGCGGTGACCGAGATTGTCGGCGGCGTCTGGAATGCGTTGATCGCAAGCTACACAACGGCGGACACCTTCGGGGCAAGGCTGCTGCGGAGTCGGTCGGCACAGGCGGAAGTGTCGGTGACAGGCAGCAACCATGTCGCGGCAGACATCCACGAGCTACAGCCTGCGGTGATCGCCAATACGCATTTCGCAGCAGGGGCAATCGACAGCAACGCTCTTGCAGCAAGTGCGGCAACGGAGATCGCAACGGCGACACTGGGGGCCACAGTCGAGGGTTCCGAGACGCTGGTTCAGGCGGTTCGGTTGGTGCGTGCGGCGTTGGTTGGCCGGTTGTCTGGGGCGGCGACCACAACGGTTGCGATCAGGGACGCGGCCAACACCAAAAACCGGATCACTGCCACGGTCACGGCTGATGGCGACCGAACCGACGTCACGACGGATGCCACCTGATGTTTGCACGACGCTATTTCCCTGCCAGATACTTCGCACCACGGTACTTCCCACAATCCCAGGGGACGCAGCCGGCGGAAACGGCACCAATCCCCGTCTGGCGTGCGAGGCGACGGCCTGAGACAATGCGGTCTACACGGCCAGACGTGGCACGACCACGCCAGCGGCCTGACACGATGCGAGGGCTCCCCCGATGATTGCGGCAGAAAGAGTACTGGCGAAACACTCAGCCGAGTCTGTGCTGTTTGGCATGGACTTCGGTCCGCTATTGGCAACAGGTGAGACGTTGTCTAGCGTGACTATCTCGGCCAGCCCTTCGGGATTGACCATCGGCAGCCCGTCCGTCCAGACATCGGCATTCGTCGATGAGTTCACGGGGGCGACGGTGGCGGCGAACGAGGGGGCGAAGGTGCGGATCAGCGGGGGGACTGCTGGCAGCGATTACGTGCTGACGGTGGCGGCGACGACGAGCGGGAGCAACACGCGAATCTTCGTGGCGACATTGCAGGTGAGAGACTCGTGACATGATTGCACCGGCGAGCCCTGAGCCCCAGAAGCCTTCGAGAAACGATGGAGTTGCCGGAGGGGGGCAGGGGCCAGTACCCCAGCAAATCGGGGAGGGGCAGTTTTCGGAACACCATCCCGCACTGTTGGGCAAGGGGCTGAGATGGTCAATCGGTCGGCACAAGCGCCGGCGTGTGGTCGATCAGTTGGCCCAATGGGTGGAGGATGCCGACCCCAAGACATCCATTGCGGCATGCAAGGCACTCATCGCGGCGGATGCGATCAACGTACGACGGGAGCAGGGGCCACCGCAGACGGCCGTGAATGTCGGTGTGGCTGTGAGCGTGGGGCAATCTGTGGAGGCACTGTTGAATGAGCCTGATTACATCGACTGGCTCGAAAGCCGTCAGCAGCCCAGCCCTGTTTGCCAAGGAGGCCAGCAAGGGCAAGTTTCAGATACCCCGCCACATCCAAGCAATTAGCAGGGCGATCCGCGACACGCTCACGGGACGGAGTGAGCCAACCCTACTGATCGAGGCTCCCCCACGGCACGGGAAGAGCGAACTCGTCTCCCGTTTCCTGCCCGCTTGGTATCTGGGCGTGTGGCCAGAGCGGCGGGTAATGCTGGCGGCGTACGAGGCCACGTTTGCCCGTTCGTGGGGACGCAAGGCACGACAGGTGTTCGCGGAGTCGGCCGGCCCGCTGTTCTCGCGCCGGCTGTCGGTCGACAACACAGCGGCGGACGACTGGAGCACGACCGACGGCGGGGGGATGACGACGGCGGGCGTCGGCGGCCCGATGACAGGGCGGGGGGCGCACCTACTGATCATTGATGACCCCGTCAAGAACGCAGAGGAAGCCCTATCGCAGACCACCCGCAATAACCATTGGGATTGGTGGCAGTCGACGGCGAGCACGCGATTGGAGCCCGGGGGGAAGACGATCGGGATCATGACCCGATGGCATGAAGACGACATCTTCGGTCGGCTGCTGAAGGCTGGCGGGGCGATCCGGCGATTGACGTTGCCAGCGATTGCGGAGGGAGGCGATCCACTCGGTCGGCAGCCGGGGGAGGCACTCTGGCCTGAGCGATACCCGGCTGACAGGCTGCGGGAGATGCAGGCCCAACGGTCGGAATACTGGTGGCGGGCAATGTACCAGCAGAGGCCCGGCAAGTGGGGCGAATCGAAGTGGGGCCAGTACCTCGGCGATCGGTGCATGGCTGCCCGCTGGCCTGATGCGTTCGATGTCGGTGTGGTGGCTGTCGATCCGTCATTGGGTGCTGATGACCGGAAGGGCGACTACAGTGCGATCGTCTTCGTGGGGCGATCTGGCGGTCGGCTGTGGATCGACGCGGACATCAGGCGGAGAGCGGAAACCGAGATTGCCATTGATGCCGTCGCGATGTACCAGCGGCATCAGGCAAACTTGATGGTGCTGGAGGGCAACGGTTTCCAGAGGGTGCTGGGCGAGTCTTTCCAGTCTGCGGCCATGTCTGCCGGATGCGTGATGCCCCTCCAGACCATCGTCAACACGGGCAACAAAGTCCTGCGGGTGTCGAGCCTCGGGCCACTGCTGGCGGCCGATCTGTTCCGCTTCAGAGACAACCCGGGGACGCGGCTACTCTTGGATCAGTTGGGCGAATTCCCCCGGGGTGACCACGACGACGGGCCAGACGCTTTGGAAATGGCGGTCCGTTGCCTCAATGGCATGGTCGGCGAGCCTGAGGACGCGGAGGATCTGGCATGGAGCGGGTAGAGCGTCGGCATCCCTGCGGCATGGTTCGGTGTTCGTGCGGGGCGATGACTCGGGTAAGATCGAGCACACAGGGCGTGGAGTACCGCGAATGCCAGCGGTGCGGGCGGAAGACCAAGACACTTCGGATACAGGAGCGGCGACATGAGCGAGGCACTGGCGAGACTGTTTGAGGCGTTTGTGCCCGAGACGATCGATCGACGAGGCTACCTGTACGACGATCCCACCTTCGGCTACCCGTCGGCGGTCAACCCGTTCACATCGCTTACCGATCGAGCGGACGGCCGTTACAAGCCGTACTATGACACCGAGATCGACTTAGCATACATCCGGGGAGCGGCCCGCAATCTGGTGCTGTTGACGCCTGTCAGCACAGCGGCACTCGACAGGCTGGCGGAGTACACCTTCGGGCCGGGGTTCGTGTTCACGGCCCAATCCCAGGATGCGGGACTGGCTGATCTGTGCCAGCGGATCATCGATCGGTTCTGCGACTCGCACGACATGATGGGCAGTCTCGATCGGGAACTCCACCATCGCAGCCGAGAGGACGGGGAGGCGTTCGCATACCTTGAACCCGGGCTGACGGGAGCCCCTACGCTGTGCGTGCTGGAGCCAGATCAGATCCGCGAGCCGGGCAACGTGCGGCAATTGGAGGAGTGGCTGGACGACTACGACGGCCCGACATCGTGGAGTTTCGGGGTTCGCACGCCTAATCGCCGGCCGGACATGGTGCTGGGCTATCACGTCACCCGCGACGATGGGGGGATGGACTGGGACTATGTGCCAGAGCGGAGGATGCTCCACATCTCCAGAGGGAGCCCCCGCAATGCCAAGCGGGGGGTGAGTGATCTGTTCCTGATCGTGGAGGAGATTGCACGCGAGGCCAAGTTGAGGCGGAACATGGCCGAAGGTGCTGCCCTGCAAGCGGCCATCGCGTGGATTCTGGAGGCTCCCCCAGGCACATCACAGGCCAGCATCCAGACGCTGGGGGCGAGCGATGCGGTGGCCCAGTACGGTCGGCAGGTGATCGGCGGCGGGCAGAAGCAGCAGCGTGTGCAGCAATACAGGCCGGGAACCATCCTCAAGCCGTCGCCGGGGCTGGTCTACAAGCCGGGGCCAATGGGGGCGGAACGTAATGACGGGTTCCTGGCTGTCTCCCAACAACTCCTGCGGATCGTCGGTGTGCGATGGGCGATGCCGGAGTACATGGTGTCGGGAGATGCCAGCAATGCCAACTACGCCTCCACCCTCGTGGCCGAGTCTCCCTTCGTCAAAGCGAGGGAAACAGATCAATCCTTCTACGCCCGAGCGTTCGAGGGGCTGCTGTGGAAGGTGCTGCGGTTCGAATGGGAGAGGGGGATCTTGCCTCAGCGGCCGTGGGCTGAGATCGAGGCACTGATCGACATCAACACGGAGATGCCCAGCGTGGCCAGCCGCAACCCGCAAGAGTTGGCCAACGTGCAGGCCATCCAGATCACCAACGGCCTGTTGAGCAAGCGCACGGCTGCGACTCAGGCGGGGCTGGACTGGGAGCAGGAGCAGCAGAACAGAGCGGAAGAGGGACCGACCCAAGCGCCGGCCCCGTCGATCATGCCAGTCAGGGAAGCCGAGGACAGCTACAGCCCCCCCGAAGCAGCCCGAAACAATGCCCGCCGGGTGCTGAAGTGGCGTGATAAGCACGGGGACGCGGTGGCCGGGATGACACAGGTCGGATGGACTCGAGCCAGCCAACTGGCCAGCGGGGAACGACTCTCCCGCGAGACTGTCGGCCGGATGGCGTCATTCTTCGGGCGTCACGAGAAGAACAAGGCGGTAGCGCCAGAACACAAGGGAGAGCCGTGGCGAGATGCAGGGTATGTCGCGTGGCTGGGGTGGGGCGGGGACACGGGGGCACAATGGGCTGCGGGCATCGTGGGCAATGTCTCTGAGTCGTGCGACTGCGGCGACTGCGGGTCGGTCGAGAACGCGGGCACCCTGCAAGCGGCGATCGTCGCGGCATTGGAGAGCGTCAGCACCCTGCCCGAAGCCCGGGCCATCTTGGAGGGTCTGCAACAGTGAGCGAACTCGCGGACCGAATGGGAGTGGAGCGGGACTTCGCCCGGAGACTGTCGCGACTGACAGCACGCCAGCGGAGGGAACTGCGGGAGTTGCTGGGAGACCCGCCCGATCCGTCGCGTGTGTCTGCGGCAGATTGGCAGCGATGGGAGGATGAGCGGCGGAAGGAACTCACGTTGATCTTGCTGGCGGTGTTTCTCGCGACGTTCGCACAGCATGCCGATGAGATGCTGCCAGGTGCTGTGGACGACTCGACAGCCCTTGAGGTCAACCGGCAAGCACTGCTACAGGCCGGGGCAATGGCAGCAGACTCGGCGGCATCGTCGATCAGCACAGCCCGGGACATCGTCACGACCTCGGGCGAAGTGCTGGCGACTGGCACAGCGGCGGACGTTGAGGCGGTGCTGTCGCGAGCCCTCGGGCCAGACCGTGATGCGGTGACTGCTGCG